GCCTCTTTTACTTGGCCCATTGCTTTTTTGAAATCTTTCTTAACTTCTTTTGAATGGTTTAGAACAATTGCTTTAACTTCAAAGTCAGCTACCGTGCCTTCGTCCATTAAACGTTTAGTACTAACGATTCTTTTTACTTCGCCAAAACAACCTTCAAGAACTAGTCTATGTGTTTTACTCTCAGCAGATTTTAGAGTACCTGTAAACCCGTGACGGTATTCGCAGTTATTCAATTTATGCATAATCGTTGTTAAAGACTTAGCTTGGAACGTATGAGCTTCATCTCCCATAACACAACCAAATTGGTCGAACCAATCTTTATCGAGTTTAACTAAAGATTGCCATGTGGATATAACAATAGGAGCTTTAGTATTCTTATCAACTCCACCTTGTATTTTATAGATTAAAGATGCATCACAACCGTAATCAACAAAGTCACCAGCCATCTGATGTACTAACGATATGGTGGGAACAATAATTAATGTTCTTAAACCAAGGCCTTGATAGTAATGCTGCTGTAACAAATAAATGATTAATGATTTGCCTGAAGATGTTGGAGATAGAGATAAGGATCTTCTTTTCTGAATCGCGTTAACAATGTATTCTTCTTGATAATCTCGCGGAGTAAATTTACAGTTGATCTCTTTGCACAATTCTGCAATATAACCTTTCTCGATTGCTTCGTCTTGACCAATATCAGATGGTGCTTCTAATACGTAGTCTCTGTCGTTACAAAACTTTTTGAGATGTTCATATAGACCAACATATAGAACAGGGCGCATAGGTTGAAACATACGAATAGTTCCGTCCCATATCCTTGCCTTGTACTTCGGAGAGAACTGATAACCCTCAGGCTTGAAGGAAAAGTACTCAGACAATTCCATCTTAATACCGGAGTCAGCTACGATTCTCATATAAACCGAATCAACATGTTCTATTGTAATTACTTCACTCATTATAATCCTTTAAGGAATTCTATTTCCTGTTCGTTAACTCTATAAGCAAAACCGTAAGCTTCGAATAAACCTGCTGGTACATCGTAAGCTGAGATCTCTTCGCCTTTAGAGTAATTTTCTTTTGTGGTTGCTAGTATAGTGTTATCTCTTTCATCAATAAAATTCCAAAATTCTTCAAAAGACCAATCGTACTTTTCAAACATACTTTTATATGTTGCTGATCTAGAATATTGATGAGATCTATTTACGCCATCTTCGCCACGGCCTGGCGGACGTTTATAATTTAATTTTTTGAATATTTCCAATGCATCTTTTGTTATACCAATAACATGCCAGCCTGGGATCATTCCTTTTACTTCTTCGAACGCTCTTACTTTATTTCGTATCGGTAAACCTTCTATATCTTTAATATGATTAAAGGCTTCAAAGATAATTTCCTTTGCTTCCAAATCACTAATAGTTCTACCGTCTGTCAATTTGTGCATCTTCATAATTTAATCGCCAATAATAAAAGAATTGCTAATAACAACATGTTAGTGAAAAAGATACCGATTGCTAATATCGTATGATACCAAATCCATCTTGTCTTGTATGCGTTTTCAATTGTTAGTTCTTCAGGGTCAACATCGTCCTTCATCATGTCTATGACAAGAGTTTCCTGTTGTTGAACCTCAGGCTTACTCCAAAACCATCTCATTAATAATCTCCAGCTTGGAATTTTAATACATCAATCATAGACTTAATAATAAAGTTCCTACTATGGAGTGTCTTAATTATATCTTCGAGATAGTTAGCATTTGCTGTATGAAAATCAACGGTTAGACTTAGTCTAATAATATCCTTATCTGCTTGAATATATTTGTCTAAATCGTTACGCAGTACTTTGAGTTGATAAGGTCTCCAGCCATTGCGCTTGAGTTCATCTTCAGACATAGATCCGTCATAATACTCACGCTTAAGCATGTGCATTGAGGTATAGTCTGCTTTGAGTTTTTTAACTCGTAGTACTTCCTTATAATAAAGGTTATAATACTTCGAGTGCATTTGAGGTATTCTTCGAGCTTCGCCTACCAGATTGGTTTCATCAATAACGCAATCCACTGCCCATAAGGCTGATATATCATTCGTATCCATAATCTATTCCATAAACTTTAAATTCATATCTATTATATCAAATAACAGGTCACATGTCAATAGTTAATCTTAACTTAATTGTTCCATCTTCATTGTATCGTATCGCATTGTAACACTACAAGTTGCATAGGCAACATCTTGAACATTAATATCAAAATCTATCGAACCAAGCGCAGTAGGAAAACAATTAGTAAACTTAAATAGCAAATTTGGATTCTTGTGCGAGTTAGTTACAGTAAGTGTAATGTCAGAATGCTGCCCATCACTTGTTGCTTTGATATCGCCGTACTGTTTCGTCGACTCAGGAAAACCAAGACCTTCCATCCAATTTAATATTTCTTTATAGTTATTCATATTCTCATCAACGATAAATGACAACTCCAAATCGCCGTACTGTAATTTATCTTGTTCCATATAAATTGCGGCTAAAGGAGTGTCAATCTCTACAGCAGTCGAAGTGATAGACGGTATCGTAATCTTTTGAGTAAAGAATTCTACGTTAGGTATACGAGCTATGCTAATCGCAAAGTTCGATGGTGATAAGTAGTTGTTAATAATTTCAGCCATGACTAGTCCAATAAATAGATATAATTGTTTATATATTATTACTATTTATATTAATTGAGGTAGAGAATGTTTGATGTTAAAAGTTTAACCCACGAGATTGATACAGCTGGGATGTCGCTAAACCAAGTTGCCGAGTTACATAGACAAATGTTTAGTTCGAAAGATTATGATTGGTGGTATGAAATCTTGCCTGATGATGTGGTAGTTGATATTGGTGCAGGGTTTGGAATGTTTGCCGCAAAAGCTTTAGACGCTGGCGCAAAGAAAGTTTATATGATTGAGCCGAACAAAAGATTACTTAAGACTGCGTGTAAGAATGTTGCTGAACACATGTTCAATAAAATAGAACCTACCGTATTACCTATACATGCAGCGATGGGCCGTACTGATATTGATCTATCTAACATTTATAAATCTGCTACACTAGTTGAAGACACTGAAGAACCTAAGCTAATGTCTTTTAGTGAATTAGTAGAATATCATAATTTAAAACAGATAGATTATTTAAAGGTTGATGCTGCTGGTGCAGAGTTTAATATTCTACATCATTCCCATAGAGACTTTCTATTAACTCAAGTTAGGTTTATTGCTTGCCGAGTTAATCTGTCTACTCAGTATGGTGGGAATGAGAAGTTTGTTGAATGGAGAGAAAAGTTTTTAAAACCAGCTCGAGATACAAATAAGTTATACTTTCAAGATCAAACAATGATAGATAAGATATTCAAACAAGATTGGCATAAACATGTACCATTGTCATTTATGGTTTATATCAAGAATTGGTAATATACAACATAAAAGAACTCCATTTAGAAAAGTCTCCGGCGTCTAAGAAATTATCGTCGTAGGCTTTTTCTCTATCTTCATGTTCAAGAAAGCGAACTTGATCTATATCAAACTTCCTTAATAAACCATCTCTGAATTTTTTCCAATTGTGTACACAACCTGAATAGGCGTCTAGGTGAAACTCAACTGCGATATGTTTTACTTGTTGTCGTAGATATGGAAAGTTTATATCAGTAAAGATACCATACTCACCACCTTCACAATCAATCTTTAAGTAATCTATTTTTGGTATATTATAATCAACGACTAAGTCTAAGAACGACATCTTTTCGTAACCACTCTCAGTATCCGAGAATACATTTTCAAAATGGTTAGCAGTAGATCCTATTCCTGCATGTATTGGTTCAACAGGACAAGATTGATTATCTATATAGTAATCTGATACATTTCTTAGAAGGGTTTTGAGATGTTGCTTGCTAGGTTCGACACTAACGATACGACTTGCAGAATGATCCAAAGCATGACAAGTAAAGAAACCAACACAAGCACCAATGTCGACAACAACGTCACCCGGATTAACGTCACGCCACCAAGTATAGTCTTTCCTATAAAAGAATTCGTGATATAATGTTTGAACGTCATTGATTGGTAATCCTTCGGTTATTAAATTTGCGTTTAGATACTTTCCAGTTTTCATATGATTAATAATCCTAACGCAAATCCAATGTTTAGTCCAATTGAGCAATATAGTAGCAAATCTTTATTAAAGCTGTATTCTATATAAGTCTTCATACTAATACTTCCACTAGGTTCATCAATACGGCAGTACCACTTATTGCACTACCAATCATAATTGCTTTATCATTCCAACAGTGTCCAACGTATACCCAAGAGCTTGCTGCTAACGCATAACATATTTGACCTGTGATACTAAATCCTGCACTCATTATAAACACGCCGACCACCCCCAATACAGTTGCTACCCACTTGACATAACTATCAACGGTTCCTGTTGGAGTGGCCGGCTTCAGGTCCTCAACTTCTAATTGAAGTACTTCCATTTCTTCTTTGAGTCTTTTACGTTCGGCATTAAGTTCCATAGCAAGTCTTCCTGCTTTGGACATTGTACTTCCAGCAAACTCTGCTTGAATCTCAGGACTAAGTTGACCTTCAACTTTTGCCACTCGTTCAGCTTCGATTTCTGCGTATGTGTATCCCATCGTCATAATCTCATCCAAAGCTTGATATAGCGTTAAGTATAATTGCCAGCTGCGCAGCAAACATGATTGCTATGAAACTGATTATTGCCGCAAGACCTATAGATTCACCGACTTTTCGTTTGTTCATAGTCCTATCAATCCCC